TTGCTTTAAAAAGAAAATGCGGGTGTGGTGAAATTGGTAACCACAGGAGACTTAAAATCTCCCGCCGAATGGCTTGCCGGTTCGAGTCCGGCCACCCGTACCAAATTGGGCCAGTAGCTTAATGGTAAAGCGTTCGACTCATAATCGAGGGAGTCTGTGTTCAATTCACAGCTGGCCCACCAAACAACTTCCAAATTCATTGCCGGCAAGTCTTTCAGAGGTGTTGTATTTTTGCAACACCTCTTTTTTATTGGGGCTTGACATTTTACTGGAAACCTGTATAATGGGTACTGTTGAGTGAAATGGACTTATTATGATTAGAACTAAAGAAAATACTGGTGAGATTGTTATTGACTTGACTGGTCCGGAAGGCAACGCATTTTGCCTGATGGGATACGCAATTAAATTTGCCCGCCAATTGGGTCTGAACTCTGATATCATCCTAGATGAAATGAAGTCTGGTGATTATGAAAATTTAGTTTCCGTATTTGATAATTATTTTGGTGATTTTGTGATATTGGAACGATAATGAGTGATGGTGTTTATATTTTACGCAGTAAGGACGGATTTCGTGTCGGTTACGGTAAGGACTATTATGATTTTTTCGGCACGTTTAATGATGAGACCATAAATTTTCGAGCAAATGCTAATACTTTTTTAGATGTTTTCGGTAAGAGTGAAGTTTATCCTGATGAAAAGTCCGTTTTAGAAGCAGCCTTTGGTATAAGTAGAGTCATTGACGAAACGGATGACGGTGTGATGTTCATCGAAAATTATCCGAATTATACATTTGAGGAATTGACAAGTGGCAAAGCAACGTAAATCATTAGAAGAGATTGAAAAGATTATGACAGGTGGTGAACCGAAATTCACCACCGAAGTTGTATCTGAAGCCGACATGATGCAGGCACTAAATTGGTATAGCCAGAATCGTGATATCAAACAGGCAATCAAGTACACCAATGATTATTTAAAAAAGAATAAAATTAAGGTGTCGTTAGATGCTGTTAATAGTCAGGTTCAAACATATGGTTTTGTCTGCCGGATGAAGACTAATGGTGCTATCTTGTCTGAAAAGTATGAGATTAGGTTCCAAGAGTTTATCGAAAGTCTAAAAACTGCGGTTGCCAAACCTGTCTCTAAAAAAGTGGTCGAGGAAAAGAAACCTGTCGTATCGGTTCAAGACCGTGTATTAGAACGCGCTCGGGAAATTGCAGGCGAGGTCGAAGGCTCGATTGATGACTACATTCTATGTGACTTCAAGAAGGCACCATCACCCTACGGTATCATGCAAGGTTTGGGTGCAAAAGGTATGCATGTTACGAAAATGCTCGACTGGTTTAAGAAACGCCGTTCCGAGTTTGATGAGGTGCTAACTACTAAGGATGCGGACCTGATTGAAGGTTATTCCAATTTCAGTAAGTTACAATTGAAGAAACTTGTTGCCTACTGTGACCAAATCATCACGGACTGCGCCAAAATTGCAGGTGAAGCCAAAGTATCACGTAAACCACGTAAGCGCAAGGAGAAGTCTCCAGACCAGTTGGTTGCCAAGGTACAATTACTCGACAAGTCTGATGAGTTTAATTTGACTGGTGAACCAACCAAGGACATTATTGGTGCAACTTGTTTGTGGGTGTTTAATGTCAAATATAAACGTTTGGGTGTTTATCATGCATCCGATTCACAAGGTTTCGGTATTAAAGGTACATCATTGACCAACTTCTCCGAAATGAAATCTATTCAGAAGACTTTGCGTAAACCGAATGATGTGTTGCCAAATGTTGTGAAAGGTGGTAAAGTATTTTTGCGTAACATTATGAGTGAACTGACCACAAAAGAAACTCCTCTGAATGGTCGTTTGAACAAGGAAACAATCCTTATTAAGGTAATTAAATGAACGATGAACGCATTCTGGTAATTCAGGCAGTAATGGAAGATAAGTTGCCCGCTTCTGCAATTACCGAACATGAGATTGAGTGGTTGACCGAACGCATTTTTGAGGCAATCGCTGAAAAGCACACATCATTGCCTCACTACAACTACACAATGCAGTAGGATGAATACACTATGTTAATTTTTGACTTTAATCAAATCGCTATCGCCAATCTAATGGAACAGATTGGTTCAAGCAAGACTCCTGTTGATGAGGGTCTTGTACGACATATGGTATTGAATACCATTCGTGCGAACCGCCGTAAGTTCCGTGAATATGGTGAAGTTGTAATCGCTTGTGACAATAAACGTTATTGGCGGCGTGATGTATTCCCATTCTATAAAGCCCACCGTAAAAAAGCACGTGAAGATTCTGGTCACGACTGGACCGCAATTTTCGAATGCTTGAATAAGGTACGCAATGAACTAAAAACTCAATCACCCTACAAAGTTATTGATGTTGATGGTGCTGAGGCTGATGACATTATTGGTGTATTAACTAAAAAATTCTCACCTACGCAACCTGTAATGATTCTTTCCTCAGATAAGGACTTTGTACAGTTACACACCAATTCTAATGTGTCTCAGTATTCTCCTACTCTGAAAAAGGCAATCAAAACTACTGATGCTGGTAAACAATTGAAGGAACTGATTATTACTGGTGACCGTGGCGATGGTATTCCCAACATTCTTTCAGAAGACAATTGTATTGTTGATGGCATTCGACAAAAGGCTATCACAGAAAAACGCATGAATGAAATGATGAATACCGTTATTCCAGTTGAAGGTACTGATACACTAAAACGTAACTGGTCACGCAATAAACAACTGATTGATTTGTCTTGTATTCCTGAAGATATAGTTAAAAGTATCCTAGATACCTATGAGAGCACAAAACCTGCTACTCGTCAGCAGTTTATGAATTACATGATTGCTAATCGTTTGAAGAATCTTTTAGAGGTAATTGATGAGTTTTAAACTATATTCCGAAATCTTTAGTGATTTCGAAGCCGCAAGTTCACGCAAAGAAAAAATTGAGGTTCTACGTAAGTATGACCATCCTCGTTTTCGTGAGTTCTTTGAGTATGCATTTAATGACAAGTATCAGTTTGATGTGGAGGTGCCAGAATATAAACCTTCTATTGTTCCTGCTGGTCTAAATGATTGTTATCTGCACCAAGAAGTTCCACGACTTTATCGTTTTATTGCAGACCATCCACGCCGGGCGATGGGCCTAACAGGTCGCAAACAACAAAACCTTCTTATCCCCGTACTTGAAGGTCTCTATAAAGATGAGGCTGAAATCCTTATCAAGGTTATCAAAAAGAAACTTGATGTTAAATTTTTGACGCCATCTATTTTGAAAGAGGCATTTCCCGGTATTGACCTATGAGAATCATAGTTGTTTCTGGTGGTTTTGATCCGATTCATTCGGGTCATGTACGCCTATTCAATTCTGCAAGAACTTACGGTGACTATCTAATCGTTGGTTTGAATAGTGATGCTTGGTTGCAACGCAAGAAGGGCCGAGCATTTATGCCATTTACTGAGCGTGCCGCCATTGTTATGAATCTCAAAGCTGTTGATGAAGTGATGAGTTTCGATGATTCTGATGGTTCTGCCAATGACTTACTGAATCAAGTCAAAGACAAATACGGTAAAGACCACCAAATTATTTTTGCAAATGGTGGTGACCGTGTACCCGATAATATTCCGGAACACATTCGTGGTGTGCAATACCTCTTTGGTGTGGGTGGTGAAAATAAAGAAAATTCATCATCGTGGATTTTAGAAGAATGGAAAGCACCAAGAACAGAACGACCTTGGGGTTATTATCGTGTGTTGCATGAAGTTTGTGGAATGAAGGTTAAAGAATTAACTGTACTTCCAGGAAAAGAACTGAGTATGCAGAGACACCATCATCGTGCTGAGTATTGGATTGTTTCTGAAGGTAAATGTACTGTAGATTCCATTTTCGATAGTGGTTATCAAATGCCATCAAAAGAATTGTGGAAACATGATGCTTATCGAGTGCCTGTTGTTGATTGGCACCAACTAAAAAACCCATTTAATGAACCTTGCCGTATTGTTGAAATTCAATATGGTGAAAAATGCGAAGAAGAAGACATTGAGAGAAAATAATGGCCGCAAAGAATGATATTACAGGTGATAGCATTCAGACACGTACTGTTTCTGAAACCTATCGCAACAATTATGATTTGATTTTTGGTAAGAAGAAAAAAGACGAAAAGAGTGAAAGTGTAAATGATGAAAGTAGCGATAGTAACACCGACAATCGGGAGTAATCTCCTCAGTCATTGTCTTTCTTCCGTACAAGAACAGACTTATGAGAATTTAACACACTATCTTTTCATTGATGGTGCTGAGGTTGAATTTAAAATTGACAATATGACCTTTTCACATTCCGGTAAAAAGGACATTAAGACAATCAAGTTAGAAGAAAATGTTGGTAAAGGTTGGTACGGTCATAGAGTTTATGCTGCATGTTCGTTTTTAGTTAATGCGGATATCATCATATATCTGGATGAAGACAACTGGTTTGAACCTGAGCATGTTGAAAAACTCGTAAACAAAATTAAAGATGGAAACGATTGGGCCTATTCGCTTAGGAAAATTTATGATAAGAATGGTAACTACCTTTGTGAAGACAATTGTGAGTCACTTGGTAAGTGGCCAGTATATTTTCGTGATGACGTATATCATATTGACACTAGCAGCTTTGCTATTAGGCGTGATGTTGCCACTCGTATTGGCCATGCATGGTATGGGCAGTGGGGTGCCGACCGTCAATTTTTTACAGCGTTAAAACATCATTTCTCAAAATTTGACTGTACAAACGAACACACAATGTGTTACCGTTTGGATGGCAATCCAAACTCTGTTACCAAAGAATTTTTTGATGAGGGTAACAAAATTAATCTACAGAAATATAATGGTGAATTCCCATGGAAAAAAGAACAGCACTCGTTACAGGTGGTTCTGGATACCTCGGTTCCATACTGAGTAAGAAACTTAAAGAAAAAGGATGGGCGGTTACGATAGTTGATATCAAACAACCAAATCATGGTTATTTTGATAAGTTCTATGGTAACAACATTTCAAATTATGAAGATTTGAACTGCTGTTTTGTTGAGCAAAAATATGATGTAGTATTTCATCTGGCTGGCCGAATTGAGGTTGGTGAATCAATGAAACAACCTGCCGAATTTTGGTTACAGAATGTTGCCGGCACAATCAATATTTTACACCTTATGGATAAACATGGTGTATCAAACATCATTTTCTCATCGTCTGCTGCTGTTTATTGGCCGTCACCAAGACGCATTCCTGAACACGAATGCATCATTAATAATTCCGTCTATGGTCAAACCAAACATGCATGTGAAATGGCCATTGAGGATTCTGGTTTGAATTATGTTGTGTTCAGATATTTCAATCTTGCTGGTGCAGAAGGTGAACTTGGTGAAAATCATGAACCAGAAACACACTTGATTCCTAACATTTTTAAAAATCTAAATAACTTTACCATTTACGGTGATGACTATAAAACCGAAGATGGTACCTGTGTTCGAGATTATGTGCATGTATGTGATGTAGCAGATGCTCATATTCTTGGTGCCGAACATTTGATTGATGGTAAAGAGTCTGTCATTCTAAATTTGGGCACAGGTAAAGGTCATTCTATTCTAGAACTTATTGATATCATTCAACGAGAATTAGGAGTGGAGGTAAGTTACAAATACGGCAAAAGACGTTGTGGTGATCCAGACAGTTTGGTTGCCGACACAACACTTGCCGAAAAAGTGTTGAACTTCAGACCAAAGCATGATATACTTTCTATCCTAAAATCAGCTTACGAATGGTACAAGAAAAATGACAGAACAGAAACTTGAAGAAACTGTAATCGAACAAACAATTAATGATGTATTCATTCCAGTTGCTGAAAAAATTGAGCAACGATTCCTTGATAGTCGTACCTTTTTCCTAACTGGTGACATTGAAGAAGACAATGTCGGTGAAGCAATCAAGTGGCTTCTATATGAGAATATGGAAGACCCAGTTGAAGGTGAGGATAAGATTCTGACAATGTATGTGAACTCATACGGTGGCGACCTGTATCAGGCATTTGCTCTAATTGATATTATGCGCCGCAGTCGTTATCCTATCGCAACCGTTGGTATTGGTGCAATCATGTCCGCAGGATTTATGATTTTCGCATCGGGGTCTAAAGGTGCTCGTTTCGTTGGCGAGAACACAGGCATCATGTGTCATCAATTCTCTGGTGGAACCGAAGGTAAGTACCATGATATCAAAGCAATGTCTAAAGAAAACGATAGCATGAACCAGCGAATGTTGAAGATTTTGGCGGAGGCATCTGGTCTACCTGAACGCCAAATTAAGGCCAAACTTTTGGGGCCAACCGATGTATGGTTGTCATCTCAAGAGTTGGTTGAACTAGGTATTGCGGACCAGGTCTTTTAAGGTAATAAAAATGATTGTTGGTGGTAAAAAGTTTGAGAAACTTCAACGTACAAAACCTCGTAAAGAGAAGGACGATGAAAAGGAAACTTTCAAACAGGTACGTAAAAAACATCGTGATAAAGCACTTGACCGTATGAGGAAGCAGGAAGATTATGACAGTTAAACAATTACAAAAACAGATTGAATTGCTTGAACGTAAGATTGCGGAGAATCAAGGCAATCTGGAAACAATGCAGAATGAATTGCAACGTTTAAAATTCCTTGCGTTCGAAGAAGAATTTCGTGAAGAAGATAATCGACAATTGTTGCAGGGGTAGGTGTTGTAAAAATACAACACACTCCGAATGAAGGCTTGCCATGGTGTACTACCTGTGATAGGATTACATCATGGCATACAAAATCTTACAAGAAGTTTCAGAATGGGACGCAGATTATAAATGTAATCACACGTACCTATTAAATGGTGATAAAGTTGTCGCTTATATTAAACAAGGTGGCACGGAAGTTATCGTTTTAAATCATCAAATTAGAATCGAAAAGCGATATCGTAAGTTTATCGAGGTTCAAAATCAAGATTTATCAATTTTAATACCCAACGAAACACCTAAAAATATTCGGGTATTTAATGTTCAATCTAAAGATAAAGTATATACCGTAGAATTAAATTCAGTAAAAAACAAATATACATGCAGTTGTACCGGTTTTACTTTCCGTGGTAAATGTAAACATATTGACGCAGTAAAAGGAAAGATATGATTATTCATGGTTATGTTCCAAAACGCAAAAAGAAAAAACTTAATGCAAAACAACGCGCATTAAAAGAGTCGTGGGATAATATACTGAAAAAATATCCTGAGAAAAAGGTCATTTCTAAACCTATTAAATCCACACCAGTATTTCGCAGAGAAACTCCCAATTATCCATCACTGAGAACGATGAATGGTGACACCACAGTTAAACCAAAACCAACCTACACAGGGTCGGAAATGATTGGAATCGGCACCTTACATAAATCGAATGCCGTACCTATCTTCCGTAAGGAAGACGCCGTGGAACAGGCCCAAATGCGCCGATAAGTGTTGTATTTTTACAACACCAGTTGGACATAGGGCTTGCCTTTCGGCATGGTTCCTGTATAATAGGTTCTGTTGAGTGAGAGATTAAGGAGATTGTGATGAGTGCTGTTTATGACCTGTCTGTTGAATTGTGTAAGATTCTGAAAGCTGACTACGATAAGTGTGGTTCGTCACTTCGTTATTCTTTTGAGATTTCCGAAGGCAAAAAGTATTACAAAATCATCCAACGTGATTCGAATTTTTCAGGTGGTTCTGTCCACGCTTTTGTTGATAAGCAAAACGGCGACCTGTATAAGGCAGCAAGTTGGGCAGCTCCAGCAAAAGGTGTTCGCTTCAACCTAGAAAAAGACTTGGAATTCTTGCGTCAAAATGCAAACTGGAGCGGTGGTTACCTCTACCGATAATATTATGGCTCAAATTAAAAATCTAATTGAAAATGTGTGCGACCTCTATGAACATGGGGTCGAACCCGAGGCAATTGCTTTTGGTTTGGAAATTAAAAGCAAATTGGTGACCGATATCTTGTCTGATTATTCTGAAATTTATCAGGAAGACCAAGCAATTTTGAGACAATTTGAAGATATTGAACGTTATAAGGAATTTGGATAATGAACATTGAAACAGCAATTGACAAAATTAATCAGGCTCAGGCATTGCTCGACCAAGTGTATTCGTTTTATGGTGACCCCGATACTGAACTTGGTCGGTCGTTATCTGTCGCGGATACTTGTTGTGAAGAGGCTCTTAGTGACCTCGAAAATCTACGGAATGTTGCGTAAAAACAACAGCTTAGATAGGGGCTTGCCTTTCCTGCCCAAACCTGTATAATGGTATTTGTTGAGTTGATAGAGAGATAAAAATCATGGGTCGTTCAGTTTCTTACGCATCTGGTTCCGAAGTTGTTCTTTATTCTTATTTTGAATCTACGGATGATGAATATATGGACCAAATGAATTTTGATGATTGTATTGATAATTTACAAGCGTCCTTAATTGCTACGTTTCCTTCTTTGATGCAGTCTGAAGAATGGGTTGGTCGTGAAGACCGAGCCTTCGCTGAAAATGACCTAGTTTATGTTGGCATGTCCGAATATTGTGGTGTTGTTTCTGTTTGGGTTAAACCTAAAGAAAGTGACTATTATGCCTACGTGCAGAATTTTGGTCCTAGGTTTGCTCGCCAAATGGAAAACAAATTGAAGAAAATTGTTAAAGATGTTTTTGGTGTTCGATTGAGTAAAATGGGTACTTTCTCGAATGGTGAATCTGTTTATAATGCTGTTTAAGGAGTTTTGATATGGGTACTCGCTCGCTGACTTATGTTTATGATGAATTGAATCCTGTTGTTTGTATGTACCGCCAATATGATGGTTATCCGTCAGGACATGGCAAGGAACTGGCCGAGTTTCTGAATGGTGGTGAACTTGTCAACGGACTTGGTTCGAATGACACTAAAGTTTTCAACGGCATGGGTTGTCTTGCAGCACAAATGGTTGCAAATTTCAAAGATGGTCCTGGTGGTTTTTACCTACATGAGCCCGTTCTGAACCGTGATGACTGGCAGGAATATGAGTACCATGTTTTTGAAACTAAAGTTGTGGTTCGTGACCCCAAAGATGTTATCTTTGATGGTACATGGAAAGAGTTTTCAGACTTTTGCCTGAAGGCAGATCAATTGGTTGCCAAACTGGCAAATGTGTGTTATACTGGTGTTTACTAAATCGATTGGAGTTTATTATGAGTAAGAAAGTGAAAACTATTAAGTTGAAGCCGTTTGAGAAGTTGCTCGTTGCTTGCCTGATTTCTGGTAAACCGGTGACTAAGCAGGAAATTGAGTCGTTGCTCGGTAATGAGATTTACATGTATCGCATTTCGACCTATATCTGGCACATTAAGACTGTTGCCAATGGTATCGTTCGAGTCGTTAAAGATGGTCGTAAAGTTTCTGGTTACCAACTTGTCAATGTTGAAGAAGTGAAACAATATCTGAAACGTGTTGGTGTACTTGATGCTGGTTTTGTACCGAATATCAAGCCTGTTGCATCAATCGAAGAGTTGAAGGTTGAAGAAGTTGTGGTTGAACCTGTCGCAGAAGTGACCGACGAACTGGTTGTTACTGAGGTGACCGCATGACCAAAGTTGTAATCAACCGTTGTTATGGTGGATTCGGTCTTTCAGAGGCGGCGTTTGACTGCCTTCTGGAAGCCAAAGGTGTGCCATACGAAAAGGTAAAAGAAAAGAATGGTCTAGGTTATGGTCCGGATTATTATCATGCTGGCCATGCTGGTGATGAGGATTTCTATATCAGCTCATACGAATTTCATTCTTGGGAAAAACGTTCAGACCAAGACTTGGTTCGCATCGTTGAAGAACTTGGTGAAAAATCGTGGGGTCGTTTCGCTGAACTGAAAGTCGTTGAAATTCCTGATGACGTTGAGTTTGATGTTAGTGAATATGATGGTATTGAATGGGTTGCCGAAAAGCACCGCACTTGGAGATAATTATGAAATACTGGGACGAACTTAACGAACTGGACACATCACTGGTTGAACTTGATTTGATTAAATCCAATTTGCGGCTAATTGCAAATGGTGCTGAATGTTCGAATTTTGCGGATATCTTATCTGCACTTGAATGTGTGACCTCAAACTTCGAAAATGCCTTATCGGAAGCTCGAGACAATTTTCAATATCTTTTCGGTATCATACGAAGTGATGGTAATGCGGTTTCAACATTACAGACCAACGATTATGTTGAACCATCGGAAGGTGTACTTGAACTTGATAGTATCGTAAGAGGCTGGAGTAACAAGTGATGTTTTTTCTGAAATGGTCAGGCACAATTCTATGTTTGATTGGTATCGCTTTGACCAGTTTCAATATCTACCCAATTAACATTTTCTTCAGTCTTGTAGGTAGTGCTCTGTGGACATGGGCGGCAACTTTACAAAAAGATTTGCCTTTGTTTTTGGTTGAACTTGTTGCTGTTTTGTTTTATGTTGCTGGTGTTGTTTCTTGGATACGATTGTGATTGCATACTCAAAAATACTAAATAACTGTAAAAGGAGTATGCTATGGCAAACCAATACGGAAATAATTTCGAACCATTAATCTGTGACAAATGTAAAACACAACAACCAAGAAGTTGTTTTTCTTATAATGATAGAGAACTAGGTGCAAAATCAGGTTATCGAACCACATGTAAAACGTGTAGTCGCAACGCAAAATCTAAAGAAATAAGAGATAGAGATTGGAAATATCGGGCCAACGAAGTTTTATACATGAACGCAAAATCAAGAGCAAAAAGAACAGGTTTAGAATTTAATTTGGAAAGAAGTGATATAATAATACCAGATAAATGTCCCGTTTTGGGTATAAAACTTTTCAGAGAATCCAAAAAAACATGGCACCATGCACCATCTATCGATAGAATTGACAATACAAAAGGTTATACAAAAGATAACATTATGGTCATAAGTCGTAGAGCAAATATACTAAAAAAAGATGCTACGTTTGAGGAATTGATTAAAATAGGAAATTTTTATGAACATCTTCTACATACACGAAAATCCAGTAATATGTGCTCAGATGCATATGGACAAGCACGTAACCAAGATGGTGGTTGAATATGCTCAATTATTATCTACTGCTCACCGTGTTATCGATGGTTCCGTGTCTGTGGTCCTTTCGAAAACTGGCCGTAAGACAAAGCGTTGGAGTCTTCACGATGACCTGCGTGATAATCTCCTTTATAGCGCTACTCATATCAATCATCCTAGTGCTAAGTGGGTACGGAATAGTGATAATAACTATCGATGGTTGTACCGATTGTTTCGAGAACTTTGCACCGAATATACCTACAGGTACGGTAAAATACATTTAACTGAAACCAAATTAGGTGACTTACTCAAAGACCCACCCAAAAATATTGCACACGGTGACTTCACACCACCATGGCGTGCTATGCCGGATGATATTAAAATTGGTAATGATGTTTTAGCTTCCTACAGAAATTACTATATAAAAAGTAAAACACATTTGGCCAACTGGTCAGGTAAAGTAAATTCACGCAATATTCCGGAGTGGTACAATGCCAACTTATGATTTTTTAGATAAAGAAACTGGTGATATATTCGAAAAGAGATTCTCTAACTGGGAAGAAAAAGATGCATGGCTCGCAGAGAATCCACACTTGGTTCAAACTTTAACAAAGGCACCCGGAGTTATTTCCGGTTCAAGTGGTCGAGCACCATCGGGTTTTAATGAAGTGTTATCTAAAGTGGCAGAGAAACATCCTAATAGTGCTGTTGCTGACCGAGTTGGTGGACGTGGCATTAAAGAAGCGAAGACACGTGAAGTTGTTAAGAAACACGTTGAACGAGTTACAAAGAGAATAGAGAGTGGTAAAGGTTAATGTTTGAACATGTAAAATTACCAGAACTTGACTTTGAGATTAAACAAGTCAATACAGAAAATGGAAGAAAGTATGTTACTCCTAGTGTTAAGTCATACCCTTCTGTCACCACTGTTTTATCTCCCTATAACAAGAAAGCAATACTTGAATGGCGCAAACGTGTAGGTGATGCTGAAGCGAATCGTATCTCATCGCAGGCTTCTCGCCGTGGTACCGCAATGCACTCGTTTTGTGAACAGTACCTTCTCAACGAAATGACAATGATGAAACTTCGGTCTATGTTACCGAATGTCAAACAGTTGTTCCGACAACTTACCCCACACCTTGATGCAAATATTGGTAAGGTTTATTGCCTCGAAAAGTCTCTGTATAGTGATATACTACAAATTGCTGGTCAGGTTGACTGTATTGCTGAATGGGAAGGTAAACTATCAGTAATCGACTTTAAGACTGCATCGAAGTACAAGAAAGAAGAGAACATTCAGAACTATTTCATGCAATGTACCGCATATGCTCTGATGTTTGAACATTTGACTGGAATTGTAATTGACCAAATTGTTGTTGCAATTGCAGTTGAAGAAGGTGACATTCCGCAGTTTTTCATTAAAGAAAAGAATAAATATGTACCGGAACTATTCAAATTTATTCAGGACTGTCACGCATGAAATCACTAAAACAATACATCACGGAAGGTAACGAACTTCAACAAAAAATCAACAAACACATCACAAAAGGTGTTAGTGTTGGTGCTGTTTCTCCAGAAGGTGGTCACACGGACACACCAGAGAAACTAAAGGCTGCACACCATGCAATTAAGAAAGACTTGGAATCAGCACGTAAGGCAGGACATATTGGTGGTTGGTCTGGTCCACACAAAGGTCAATATCAATATGGTGGTACACACGAAGTTGCACACGAAAGTTCTTATGTAGTACATGCAACGGGTGAAGGTGAAGAACACCACAAGAAGATGGTTGGTGCTTTAAGTAAGATTGGTAATAAACACAAACAAGAGTCCGTTCTAAGTGTGAATAGAAACAAAGAAGGACATTGGCACCATTTGGAGAAGTCTGCCAAAAAAGGTGAATCTGAATATCAAGGTAAGTTAAAATATGACAAACCATTAGCAAAAGATACAGGTCGTACACAAATGAAGAAAGGTGGTCATTCGTTTACGACTGAAAAGTGAGGTGATTATGAATAAGTTGATTTCATTTATTGAAGAAATAAAATCTGATTTTGGTGGTACGATTACCAAAAAACAATTTGAGGCATTGTATATTAAGACACGGTCTTATTTTGTGGAGAAGTATGGTGAACCAGAAAGAGGATTTATTTCAGTAATGGGTTTTGGAACTAAGTGTCGTGATGAATTAAGAAAGACACTTGTTGAAAATGGTATCACTATTTGTGATCCACCTAAAGTTGATGAGTACAATCTGAAACAAAGTGGATTTAATCGTTTAACTGAAATACAAAAGAAATTGTTGTGATCCCTTCAAAGCGAAGGACTTCTGGACGTGGGTTCGACTCCCACCATCTCCACCAGAAAGCGCATTACTGGGACGTTAGCGACTCAGAGAGATGTAAATCAACTCGTTAATGTGCTTCCTAATGGGGATGACACGGCATTCGACAGGGGTAGATAGTAGAGACGGCAACACGGTAGGCGATGACCGTAAATCAAGCAAAAACTATAAATGCAAATGACGAAAGTTACGCATTGGCAGCCTAAACGCTGACTAGGGTTTCGGTGGGTTCCTCGTAACAGAATACCCACCACTAATTCTGTGAGATTGTTATGAAAATATATTTTGGTAAACCACGTAATCATTGGATTTCACCATACACCATTCTTGAAAAACTCATGTTTTGGAAAAAAGGTTTCGATGCCTTTGATAAGAAACATAGACCTATCATTGATGCATTAAATCCAATCTCCGCCGCACTTCAAAACATACTGGATAAAATTCATCCAGAAATCAATCATGTAAAAATAGATTATTGGGACACTTGGTCTATGGACCACACTTTGTCTCCAATAATTCTACCGATGTTAAAACAACTTAAATCAACAAAACACGGTTCAGGTTATGTTGACCTTGAAGATGTGCCGCCTGAACTCCGTTATGTTGAACATGAAGACTGGGATAGCAATTACTGTTTTGATTTTTATCATGAAACCGATGTAGTCAAAAAAGAATGTGATGTACATGCCCGTTACGATTGGCTTCTTGATGAACTAATCTGGACGTTTGAACAACTTTGTGATGAGAATTCGGAAGACAAGTTTTGGTTAGAACATGGTGAAATTGACTTTGATGATTGCCCAGAAGATGAGGGTAAAATGTGTAAACCTCTTCGCTGGAAAAAAGAATCGGTCGTTGACTGGGAAGGACTCCGCGTTCATCAAGCCAGAGTACAAAACGGTCTAAGACTTTTCGGCAAATATTTCCAAACCCTTTGGGATTGATTGCCAAACTCAAACATAAGTAGTACAATGATGTTTTATCTGGTTATGTGGTGCCAGTTGAATACCACACACACATCACTTTTAATGAGGGAGATATAATGAAAAAGAGTCTAGTAGCTCTAGCAATTGCAGGTCTTTCGACTGTTGCTCTTGCACAAAGTAATGTAACCATCTATGGTACGGCTGACGTTTCGGCCCAAGGCACTACTGTTTCAAAACATGTTGGTTCCGGTAATCAACCAAGTGGTAGTTCGTTCAACCTGAAATCAAACGATTCTCTGATTGGTTTCAAAGGTACAGAACAACTTGGTAACGGCAACAAAGCATTGTTCCAACTAGAATCATACGTTAACGTAACTGGTGGTCAACAAGGTGTTGCTGCTAATAACGGCAATCTGTTCGGTTCCATGCGTGATTCGTATGTTGGTTTCGGTAGCAAGTATGGTACCGTTCTCGGTGGATATCTGAGTACACCTTATCGTTCGGCTTTGACCGCACTTGATGTATTCCCTGGTGACCGTAGTGACTCAGTTCTGTTGAACACAATGGGTAAACAGCGTTTTGGTTATCGCTCAGGTGACGTAAACGGTACAGGTTACATCCAAGCGGATAATGCTGTTCGTGCAACCGCTCTGGCATACGCAATGCCAACTTTCTACGGTGTTAACGGTTCTATCGCTTACACTGGTTCGAATAACAATGGTAACGGAAATCAAACCAATAACAACGTTGGTCTGAACACTCAAACAACTCTTGCACCACAAAACGCTCTGTCTATGAATTTGGGTTGGACAGGATATGGTTTTGGTCTGACTGGTGCTTTCCAACAAGCTAAGGTCAATGCAACTGTTACTGATGGTGGCCAAAGTACCAACACACCTTTTAGTGGTTACACAAGTTACATGGTTGGTGCTCAGTATACCGGCGTTCCTGGTCTAAAGGCTGCTGTTGCATATAACCGAAATTCACTCGGCACTAATGCTGAGGGCACCCTTGGTGCAGCTAAAGGTACAAACAACCAAGTTTACGCGGGTGCATCGTATCGCTTCGGCAACAACGAACCACGTATCTCATACATCAACACCAGTAACACTTCTGGTTTCTCTGGTGCTGCAGGTCAAGATGGTGCAAGTCAATGGAACCTTGGTTGGGGTTACTACCTGAGCAAACGTACTCAAGTTTACGGTATGGCAACTCAGTATCGTAACAACGCAAACGGCGTATGGGCACCAATGCAAACTGGTACCAACATGATGCCAACTGGTGGTCAGACTGTAACTACTTACGGTGCTGGTCTGCGTACCAACTTCTAAGGAAAGACTATGAAGAAGATTATTACAATTCTTCTTCTAGCAATGTCCTCATTGGCCTTTGCGGCCAATGAGGGTTACCTGACCGATACCAATGGTCAGATTGTTAGAAGTGGTACAGGTCTATGTTGGCATGATGGTTACTGGACACCGGCAAATGCGGTAGAAGGTTGTGACCTTGTTGCAAAGAAGGCACCAGTTAGTGCAAAGATTACACTATCGGCAGATGTTCTTTTTGATTTCAACAAGGCAACACTCAAACCTGAAGGTAAATTCGTATTGGATAAAATCATCGATAATCTGATGGGTCTTTCTACCGTTGAAGTTATTGCCATTACTGGTTATACTGACCGAATTGGTTCAGACAAATATAACCTGACACTTTCTCAGAAACGAGCTGGTGTAGTCAAATCATACTTGTCGGAGACTATTCATGACAATGTGATGGTTACACAAGGCAAAGGAAAGGCAAATCCTGTAACTGGCGATACATGTAAAGGACAAGTATCAAACAAGTTGATTCAATGTTTGTCACCTGACCGTCGAGCAGTTATTGAAATTTTAGGCACAAAGTAGTATAAATATTATACCAGTTTGGGTGGTACTGGTTCAGAAACCACCCATTTACACATACACAAACACAGGAGAAGTATTATGTCTATGACACCGTTTGAAATTCGCCTTGAACTTTTAAAGATGGCGAAAGATATGCTCGTTGAAGAATATTTTGGTAAACGAGAGATTATATCACAAAACTGGCAAACTCAAATTGAAAGTGCTCGAGTAAAAGGTGGTGAACCACCGGCACATCCAGGGTTTCCAGATTATCCAACCGAATCGCAAATTGTACAGAAAGCTAATGAGCTTAACAATTTCGTTTCACAAATCCCCACTACACTAGAAAAGACTAGCAAAAAGTCCACCTGATACGGGATTGGATTGGAGGGATTCGTTTGCCTTCCGATCCTTAACTAATTAAGGAGAAACTATGCGAAGTAAGATTACCGTCATACTTTCAAGTATTGTAATTGCATTAGGAATTATAACAATCGCTGTCACGGGCAGCAATCATATACGATACGACCAACCAACCACAGTTGAGTATCGTACATTGTCAAAAACTGTTCAACGGCAAATTGACTGTCTTGCTGAGAATATGTTATTTGAGGCTGGGTTTGAACCTAAAGAAGGTCAAGTGGCGGTTGCAATGGTAACAATTAATCGGGTTGCCTCCGGTAACTATTCTGATAATATTTGTGGTGTGGTCAAACAGAAAGTTAGGCAAACATGTCAATTTTCATGGGTATGTGAGACAAAGAATACCGCAAAACGCTTGACAATGTTGAACACTCCGTTGTATAATGAGATTCGTGATTTGGCAGTACATGTGTTTTTCAATCATGATAGAATGCAGGACGTAACAAATGGTGCCACATACTATCATGCTGATTATGTGAATCCTCGTTGGGGATTACCACAGACAAAGAAGATTGGAAGACATATTTTTTATAAGAGTGACAAAGACTTACAAAACATGGATAAGGAAATCAAATTATGGAAAATGTGAAGACTATCATCATTGCTGCGGCAATTGTGATAATTTCTGTGGTCGCAGCTGTTGCTTATTACAATATTAATGATAGAATACTAATGTCAAAGAATATTGATGCAGCAATTGCTAAGGGAATGGACCCAATGTCTGTTCGTTGTTCGTTTGCTTCGTATGATACAATTTGTGTCGCATACGCAGCTTCTAAAAAGTAAGGATATATTATGCAAATTGGTTTTCCTGGTCTACTGACCTTAATTTTCATCACACTCAAACTAACAGACTACATTGATTGGTCGTGGATTTGGGTTCTGTCACCAATCTGGATTTCGATTGTTTTGTTTTTCGTTATCGCAGTTTTTATCATTTCGATGGGTGGCACCGTCAAAAGTGTTCGTAAGTAAACAAGGAGATATATTATGGCCGTACAACAACTTTCAGTTAATCAACTTTCAAATGAAGCTGACCGCAAGAAACTATTGGGTGTTCTAAAGGAATGTTCCGATGCACTCACACGTACCGAAGGTGAACGTGATTTCATTAAGGAAGCAGTGGCTGATGTGGCAAAGAATCTGCAACTTCCAAAGCGTCTAGTTAATAAGATGGTAAAAGTTTATCATAAGCAAAACTATGATGAAGAAGTTGCAACAAACGAACAATTCGAACAACTCTACGAGACTATTGTAAAATGAGAATGATTTTTACATGTGAACATGACGGTCCTTTTAACAAGGTCAATCAACGACTTCACTATGAAACCATGAGTGTAACTCTTCCTGAAATTTTGGAAGACTTTGAATTATTTCTGAAAGGTGCAGGTTTCAACTTCGATGGTCACGTTGATATTGTTTCGTTGCGTGATTTATATGATGAATTGACACCTGAAGAACAGTTGTCTGTTCCTGATTATTATGATGAAATTTTGGATTTGGATCGGTATGGGGACAAATATGCCGACTAAAGAAGAGATGATGAAGTTTGCCAAGTCCATCGAGGAGATGGTTGCGAAAACCGATTACAATCACATGGAAGCCATAGTAGAGTATTGTAGAACAACGGGCATGGAGATTGAGGTTGCAGCAACATTGGTAAATTCCAACCTCAAATCTAAAATCGGTGCAGATGCCCAGGATTGTAATATGATGCAAAAGACCGCACGTTTGCCTTTCTAGTGAAATTTTTGTGATATAATGGTGTTATGACTGGTTATGAAGCTTTCTCTCTTTACAATGCATTGAAACTGCATTTCACCTCAAACTCCTACGATTTCTTCAAATACAACGGTAAGAGTAATATCTCCATCGAAGCATTTGAGAATCGTAGGGACAAATATCATTTCTACAAACTATCGCGTCAGAACGAAAAGGAAGATTATATTGAATTTCTGGTGTCCAATTTTTTGGTAAATGATAAGTGTTGGGCAGGTGATTTACTTTCCGAAGATGCTCTAGTTGCCCACCGCAAACGTATGGCCACACTGCAAAGTTTGGGATATGTTTTTAAAAATGATTGCCAAGTGTTGCGTGATAGTGTGGAATCACCAAATGAATTGTTGAAATGTGATGGTGATTATCCAAGGCTGTTGATTTCGACTTTACAGAAAGATACACATTTGGAAACTTTTTGCATACTCAATTCGTTGATGAACTTTTTACCTATGTGGGACAAGAAGATTACAGATACAATTCGTTATCCTGAGTTTTCTCGCAAAGTGAAGAAGTATGCACCATTTTTACAATTCGATAAACCGAAGTTTAAAGAAATCGTTATGAAGGAACTGATGTGATTGATACAATTTACTTGGACATGGATGGTGTTCTGTGTGACTTTGAAGGACGGTACATCGAATTGTTCCGTGAAATGCCTTGTGCTTCGCGTGATAGAAAAGCGTTTAGTATGAACTGGACCGATTTTGTTGTAGGCGAAAACTTTTCTACACTTGAACATTGGCCTGGTGCGAATGAACTTTTGGATTTTGTGCGAACGATTCCGAACGTTACAATTAAAATTCTGACCTCCTCTGGTGGTCACAAATACCACGACCAAGTTAAAGAACAAAAGATTCGTTGGTTATGCAATCAAGGCATTCCCTACGAAGCAATTGTTGTTGCTGGTCGTAGTAAGAAGGCGGCATATGCTACTCCGACTTCTATTCTTATCGATGATACAGTTGACGTTATCGATAGGTTTACAGATGAAGGTGGTATCGGTATTCTTCACAAGAATGCCTCAAATACCATCAAACTTCTAAAAATTCTACTAAATACATGATACATTATGGTTTAAGTGGATAATCCGTTATACAATAACATACATTTTAATACGAGGTAATACATATGTCTAGTTTTGCAAATCTTAAGCGTAATCGTTCCAGTATCGAAGCCCTGACCAAGGCAATCGAAGCAACCAATCAACCTCAAGGTGAGGCAGGTGGCAAGGACGACACACGATTCTGGCAACCCACAGTAGATAAGTCAGGTAACGGTATGGCCGTTATCCGTTTCCTTCCTGCGCCTGCTGCTGACGGTGACGATGCTCTTCCTTGGGTTCGTGTCTTCAATCACGGTTTCCAAGGTCCTGGTGGTTGGTTCATTGACAATTGTTTGACTACAACCGGTGGCAAGTGCCCAGTCTGTGAACATAATAACACACTTTGGAATTCAGGTATCGAAGCTAATAAGGAAATTGCACGTAAGCAAAAGCGTAAGCTGACTTACATGGCAAACATTCTTGTGGTTTCGGATCCTAGTAATCCAGAAAACGAAGGTCAAGTTAAACTGTATAAGTTTGGTAAGAAAATTTTCGACAAGATTTCAGAAGCAATGAACCCAGAGTTCGCTGATGAAACTCCTCTGAACCCATTTGATATGTGGGAAGGTGCGAACTTCAAACTGAAGATTCGTAATGTTGAAGGTTATCGTAACTATGATAAGAGTGAATTTGCTGATAAGTCTGCACTCTATGAAGGGGACGATGATAAACTTGAAGCACTTTGGAAGAAAGAATTTTCTCTCAAGGAATTCACTGATGCCAAGAATTTCAAGCCTTACGAACAACTCAAGGCTCGCCTTGATAAGGTTCTAGGTTTTGATGGTGGTGCAGTACAGATTCGTACTCCTAAGGCCGAAGCTGTCGAACTGAGTCCTTTTAAGGATGATGACACATCTATCATCGATAGTGCTGCGGCAGAAGATGATGACCTTGATTACTTCAAGAATTTGGCAAATGCCGATTAATCGGTAACAACCAAAGAGAAACCCGCCAATCGGCGGGTTTTTTATTATATCATTCGGTTGACTATAAAGTTTGAGGCCAACTCTTCGTCATTAGAATTTGATACTGAACCAGACTGATTATTTGTAGGTATAATTAGTCTCTCTTTTTTTACCACAATATTGGTTTCTGATTGTACCAACTCACTTCTTTGTACATCTGATGAAACTTCACTGATTTTTCCACCAGTTTTATTTGATTTCATTTCATGTACAGGTTTAACATCTTTAGTTGGAACAGGTGTTCCGGCCGGTGTGGTTCCAGGATGCGGTGTGACAGCTTTACCTTCATTACGCAT